AATCGTTACTCCCTTGATTGGCAGTACCTTTGGCTGGGAAATAAGTTAATGAATAAACGGCTCCAGGTCTGCATGACCTGTATGGACAAGCCGTCTGTCTTCCTTCGCCCTGTCATTATCCCCGCTGACCCGCCTCCGATTTACCAGCCGCGCACCGAGACGTACGCGATTGACGAAGCGGGCGGCTACGCCACGCCTGTCTTTATCGCCACCGTGGGGGTGGTAGTTCAGGTTCCGGTCCCCTCATGGGCGTCTGGATTTCTCACCGACTGCTACGGCTCCGGGGCCTCCGGCTCCGTTCTGAACGGCTCCTACCCCAACATAGGCGGCGGCGGCACGGCGTTTTCCCGCACGCTAAGAATCCCGGTCACCGGCGGCTCGTTCATTTACGTCTTCGTCGCGCCCGGTGGGACCGCTGGCGGGAACGGGGCGAACACCTGGGCTTCGTTAACCAACGCCGCGCCTACGAGCACAGCGAACGGATGCTCGGCCCAAGGCGGCTTCGCGCCGGACCTGACGACGCTCCCAGGCCCAACCATAGGGCGCGGCGGTCAGGCGTCGGCGTGCATCGGCGACCTGACCTATTCAGGCGGTGACGGCGGTCTGGCGGCCATCGGCCCAGGGAACACGGGCGGAACTGGCGGCGGCGGCGCGGCTGGGCCAGAAGGCCCCGGCTCGAATGCGTCTGACACGACGGCGACCAACAACGGATCGCATGGCGGCTCAAGCGACGGCGTGCGGGGACAGGGAACCGGCGGCCTGGGCAGCGCGGGGACGGCTGCTGTTATGGCCACCCTGGGCGGCAGCGGCGAGAACGGCAAATCCGACTACGTTTACGCCATGGCTGGCGGCGCGGGCGGCGGCGCCGGCGCGGGCGGCGGCGGCCCTTCTTTGACGAACGCCGACCCGGGCGGCGCGGGGGGCGTGTATGGCGGCGGTGGAGGCGGCGGCGGTTATGGCGCCGCAGTTAACGGCCTCGGCGGTCCTGGCGGCCATGGTTTCTGCGTTATCAGGTGGCTCCAATGACGCGGCGGTTTTTCTCCCGCGCTACCGAGAACCCGATGAACCCCGAGGCGCGGGGCGTCTGCGATCGATGTGGCATGGTCTTCGACCACAACGCCCTCCGGCCCCAAACGCGCCAAGGGCCAGGAAGCCTGATTCCGTCGAAGTTGATGGTCTGCAATGCGTGTTTCGATCTCCCTATGCCGTGGATGCGAACGTTCTGGCTTCCGCAGGACCCGCCGAACATCGCATTCCCATCTCCTGAATTTTACGCGATCGATGAGCGCACCGACTGGAATCTGTTTCCGGTTCCAGGGACGCCCGGCTTCTTTTACGGCACGGCTCATATGACCGTGTCCGTCACGGTGGAGAAGATGCTGGCGGCGAATTTCGCCGCCGTCGCCTCGGCGTCTGCGACGTTGCAGGCGGCGTATGTCGTCGCCGCGCCTTTCGTCGCGACAGCGTCTCTTTCAGCAAATATCGCGGTCAATTTCGGCCTTATCGCCCCTATGGCCGCCGTTGGCGTTATGTCCGTCGCGGTCTCCATCCCAATGTCAGTCACCGCCTCGATGACGGCGACCGGCGCGATGACCTGCGCGGTCACGAATACAATGCCGCTCGCCGTCTCGATGACGGCGACGGGGGCGATGACGGCGGCGGTCTACAACTCCGTCAACGTAGCGGTCTCCATGACCGCGACCGGCGTGATGACCTGCGGCGTCGTGCGCGCGGTTACGACGATTTTGAACGCCGGGACCACGACGTGGCCTGTCCCAACTGGCGTAACGGCGGTGCGGGCGCGCGCAGTCGGCTCGGGCGCGGCTGGCCTCACGCCCACCACAACGCTTTATGGTCCTGGCGGCGGCGGCGCAGGGTATTCTGATACAACGGCGGTGACCACGACGCCGGGGGCTACCACCTGGTGTTCGATCGGCCCGAGCGCGGCGGCCAACGGCGCGGGCGCGGGTACGTGGTGGAGCGTCGCCTCAAACGCGGCCCCGGCGGTTGTTGCAAACGGCGTGCTCGCCAAGGGCGGCGCGGCGGGTAATTCGGGAATAGGCGCGGGCGGCGTCGGCGGAGCGGCGGCGAGCGGCGTCGGCAATGTCAAGAACAGCGGCGGCAATGGCGGGACGGCGAACCCTGTTGGGGTTGCTGGCGGCGGAGGGGGCGGCGGCTCGGGCGGCCCTAACGGCAACGGCGGAAACGGCGGCTCGGTCCCGTCCACCAGCGCTGGCGGAGGGGGTGGCGGAGGCGCGGATGGCGGCGCGACGGCGGCCAATGTGGCGGCGGCCTCCAACTCCGGGACAGCAGGCGGCAATGGGTTTGGCGGGACGGGCGGCGGTGTAGCCAATGGCGGCGCAGGCTCGTCAGGCGGCGGCGGGGGCGGCGGTAATGGCAGCACTACGGGAACCGGCGTCACTGGCGGCGCGGGCGGCTCAAGCCTTGCGCTCACCACGTCTATCGGGCTTGGCGGCGGAGGCGGCGGCGGAGGCGGCATAACTAATCAGGTCGGAACCGGCGGAGCTGGCGGAGCCGGGGCCAATTACGGCGGCGGTGGTGGCGGCGGCGGTTACGGTGCGACATTGAATGGCGCTGGCGGGGCCAGCGGGGCGGGCGTGCTCGTCCTAACGTACTTTGCATAGGAGCTTGAAATGGCAGTATTCACAGCGACAGTTTCGAGCACCATGCTCAACTGGTTTACCGGCAACGCAACCCCTGCGGCGGTTGCGACCCGATATGTTTCAGTCTGGAACGGCGATCCTCAGGGGGCGGGAACGGAGGTCATCTCGACTTTGACCGGGTCCGCTAACCGCATCGCCATGACTGCGGCGGTTCCGTCGACGGCGACCAATACAGTCGCCAGCAATGCTGATATCGTCTTTACGACGGCGGCTGTCGGCTCTGCGACCGTGTCATATGTGGCCGTCCACTCGGCGATCACGGCCGGGGCGATTTATGCGTCTGCGCCGGTCAGCACTCCGAAGACGCCAGCGATCGGTGATGGGCTCCGGATTCTATCAGGAAACCTGTCGTTCACTATAAACTGAGGGTTATTATGGTTTGGCATGATCTTGAAGCGCATTTCGAGATAACGGCGGAAATGCTCGCCGGTAAACCACATGGGCTCCCATCCGGTTTCATGTGGTATATTCAATTTGATACGTGCTCGATCACGCCGTGGAACGGAATCATGGTCAAACCCACTGCTGTTAAGTTCAATAGCGGTGAATTTGACAAAAACCCCCTCAGGGGGTCTAAATAAAGAGGGGTCTGGTTCGTGTCTTATACATATTCAACGTTTATCACGGCGCTGGCTCAAGAAATTGCCATAACGTCAACGAATAACGACCTGACAATCATGTTCCCGACGTTTATCCAGAACGCCGAGTTACGGATTTACCGAGACCTTGACCTTCTCTCGACTGTTTTTCGTGATACAGCGGGCGTTTTAGCCTCAAATACTCGCTCGTACACTCTCCCTTCGACATTCGGGCAGTTCGTCGTGGTCGAAGGGGTCAACTTCCTGTCAGGCGGGGTGCGTTTAAACGCTCTCACCCCTGTATCGCGAGAGTTCATAGATTCCATGTACCCGTCCGGCTCCGCGCCGCTCGCCACGTCCACCCCACGCATTTTCGCCCGCGACAGCGACCAGACGCTTATCGTTGGACCTCCCGTGGGCGCGAGCGTCGTGACGCCGAACCTTGAAATCGTGGGGACCGTGCGCCCGGCGGCGCTCAGCGCGTCCAACACCACCACGTTCATATCCACCAACCTCCCCGACCTGATGCTGTACGCCTCCATGGTCGAAGCGACGGGGTGGATGAAGAACTATGGCGCGCAGGCTGACGACCCGAAGATGGGTTTAAGCTGGGAGGCGCGGTATCAGGGAGCCCTCGGCCCGACCATCACCGAGGAGTGCCGCAAAAAGTTCCAATCCGGCTCTTGGACCGCCAAAAGTCGCGCGCTGAGCCAGCCAGAGAGGATCTAACCCATGGGCAGATCAACCGTCACCCTCCGCCCTGGCCTGAACGTCGAGATCACGCCGACCCAGAACCAGGGCGGCTACTCCGCGACCCAGCTTGGCCGATTCAAAGCGGGGATGTTTCAGAAAATAGGAGGGTGGGTCAGGTTCTTCCCAACGAAGGTCGACGGCGTGCCGAAGGCGGCGCACACCTGGAAGGACCTGAGCAACGTGAACCATTTCGCGATGGGCACGATGACCGACCTTGACGTCATCACCAGCGGTTCTTATCAGGACGTAGGCCCGCAGGTCCTCACGACGAACCCGGCTATCAATCTCGCGACCACGATCAACTCGAATATCGTCACCGTTGTTGACACTGCGGTCAGCAACATCACCAATTACGACGCCGTTTTCTTCAATACGCCCGTATCTATCGGCGGGGTCATTCTATCTGGGTTATATCAGGTCACCGCCAATATCACCCCGACGTCATATCAGTTCGTGGCCCAGTCCTACGCGACGGCGACTGTCGTGGCTCCAGGCGGCGTAATCCCCACATTCACGACCGTGAGCGGGTCTGCCAACGTCACCGTGACGTTCACCGGTCACGGTCTGTCCGCCGGGCTTGATATCGTTTTCCCCATCGCGACGACGCTCAACGGCGTCACGATCAGCGGCCGGTACATCGTTCAGAGCGTCACAGACGCCAACAATTTCGTTATCACCGTGGCCAACGCGGCCAGCGCCAGCACCGTGTCCCCGGTCCCCATGAACGGGGGCCTCGCCCAATACCTCTATTACCTCGCGATCGGTCCCCAAGCCCTGGCGGGCGCGTATGGCGCCGGAGCGTACGGCGCGGGTCCGTACGGCATCGGGACGCCGATCACCGGCCAGACCGGAACCGATATCGCCGCAACGGACTGGAGCCTGGACAACTGGGGCGAGCTGTTGCTCGCCACTCCCGAGAATGGTCCGCTATTTTACTGGGGGCCGAGTTCCGGCTTCAAGAACTGTCAGATCGTATCTCAGGCTCCGGCGTTCAGCACCGGCATGTTCGTGTCCACGAACCAGCAATTCGTCATCGCCTACGGCTCAACTCAAAGCGCCGGCATAGGCGTTTACCAGGACCCGTTGCTTGTGAAATGGTGTGACGCCAACAACTTTTTCAACTGGACCTTGAGCCCCATTTCTCAAGCCGGTAGCTGGCGGCTGTCGTCCGGGTCCAAGATCATGGGCGGCGCGTCGACGCAGCTCAGGAACCTGATATGGACCGACAAGGATTTGTGGGTCAGCTCGTACATCGGCTCGACCCTGGTGTTCAATATGGTCAAGACCGCCGAGGGCGCGGGGCTGATCGCCAAGCACGCGTGGGGGAAGCTGAGCGACACCGTCTATTGGATGGGCAAGAAAAACATCTGGGCGTACGACAACAGCGGACCCCGGATTATCCCCTGCCCTGTCTGGGACGCCATTTTTCAGGATATGGACCTCAACAACGTTTCGAAATGCCACGTTGGCGTCAATAAAGCGTTTAGCGAGATTATGTTTTTCTGGCCGTCGCAGTCCGGCGGCCTCGGCTATTGTGACTCGATGGCCAAGTTCAATATCGAGGAAGGGTCTTGGGACCTCAGCCTTCTTTCAAGAAACGTATGGAAAGACGCCGACACATTCGATTACCCTATCGCCGCGACAAATGATGGCTTCCTGTACTACCAAGAAAACGGCTATGACGCTGACGGGAACGTTTTAAGCCCTTCTTTTGAAACAGGGTATTTTTACGTCGCCGATGGCGAGCAGGAAGTTTTCGTGGATCGGGTCTATCCTGACTTCAAGTGGGGTGAGAGAAATGGGACTCAGAACGCGAACCTTCTTGTGACGTTCAAGACGATTTACGAGCAAGGACAGACAACTCCAGATGTGTTTGGGCCGTTTCTGGTGAACCAGAATACAAAATGGATCGAGCCGAGATTCCGCGCGCGTCAGGTCTCCATCCATATCGAAAGTCAGGATGCGGGTTCCTTTTGGAGACTGGGCGCGGTGCGGTTCCGGTGGAGCGCAGATGGGATAAGCGGTGGCAGAAACAGCGCCTGAACCTAAAAAAGGGTTTAAACTCTATCATTGCCCGGATTGCGGCTATCAGACAGCGGCGTTAAAGGCGGGATGGGCGATGAACCCGACATGCCCGGACTGTAACCGGGGGTTACATTTTCTGACGTTTTGGGAAGATGAGCTTCCACTGGCGCAGGGACTCGTGGAACACCCCATAGAATTCGAGTGACCATGGTCGACTTTGGACTGCAATCACAGTTTAAGCCAAGCGGTGGCGGCGACATCGATATGCTGGCGCAGGCGAACGGCCTGAACGCCAACCTCGGCAAGATGATTTCCGTCTTGCAGAGCCGGTTCGCCCTCGGGGCGTTCACCGGCTCTTTCGTCATGCCCGCCGCCGCAACGTTCGTGATCGCCGACGCCAACGTCAAGGCGGGCTCGGTCATTGTCTTTGAGCCGACCAGCGGCGCGGCGGCGCAGCTCCAGGGCTCGACCAAGCAGCTTTATGTCTCGGCCCGGACAGTGGGGACGAACTTTACGGCCGCGACCGGCGACGGGACAGCGGCGTCTGGCGGCCAGACTTTCAACTATATCCTCTTGAACGTGGGGTGATGACATGCCGTTAGCGAAGGGCAAGAGCCAGAAGACAATTTCCCATAACATCGCTGAAATGGTCAACGCAGGAAACCCGCAAAAGCAGGCGGTCGCCGCCGCGCTCGACACCGCCCGCCGGTCAGCGCGCGCCAGCGGCGGCCTTATCAAGGCGGCCCCAGGTCAGCCCGCGTCTCCGGGTTTCTCGAAACGGACGCCCTCGCCGAATGATGACCAGTCGGGGACGCGGTCAGATAATCAGTTTTTCGCAAGCGGCGGCGCGTCCGAGAAACCGGAAGTCGGCGGCGGCAAACCGCTTGAGTTCCCCGATATCCCCAAGATGACCCTGGCGAAGGGGCGCGGCGGCCCGACAGTGAATCCGCCCGCTATCGCCCACGTCCCATGGCGGGTCAAATCTCAGCCGACCAACGTCACCGGCCCTCTGATCGGGACGACGCCCGGGCGCGCCGATAAGCTGCCTATGTCCGTTCCCAACGGCTCCCACGTGCTGCCCGCCGACACGGTCGCGGCGCTCGGCGACGGCAACTCGATGGCTGGTCACCACGTCCTGAAGAATATGTTTCCCCACTCCGGCGGCTCATCTTCGGGAAGCCCATTTCCTGGCTCTTCCGATAAAATGGGACATCCCATGGGACGCCGGGGGGCGAAACCTAGCGCGTTCGGCAGGGGCGGCGCGTCCTTTGAATCGCTGGGGGGCCACCCGCATCAGGTCGACGTCAACGTGTCCCACGGCGAGTTTATCATTCACCCGCATGACGTCGCCCGCGTAGGCGGCGGTGATATCAAGAAAGGACACGCGGCCCTAGACAAGTTCATCCTTAAAGTACGAGATCACTATCAGAAGAAACTCAAGAGATTACCAGGACCCAGTAAATGAACATAAGCAATGTCCAGCCATTGCCGTACGTCCGTCCAGGAGTTATGGGCGATTATAGCGACTTAATCGCGATGGGGCATGAGGTATTTCAAGAGAACGGCCTTATGGAACTCGATGAAAGCCTTATCCGAGAGGGGGCTTTAGCAGCAATCCGAGGTGAAGAATCCGTTATCGGCTGTATCGGACCTGTCGGCGCATTAGAGGCGGCGATTCACCTATCTATGCGCCGTTTCTGGTACACTAGTGACGCGCATCTTGAAGAACTCTGGGCTTTTGTCCGACCGCAGTTCAGACGGTCAAAAAATGCTCAGGCTCTTATTGAGTTCGCAAAAGCTTTAGCGGTAGAATTGAAACGGCCTCTGTTGATCGGGGTTCTATCGTCGCAAAAAACTGAAGCAAAAGTTAAGTTGTATCAGAGGAAGTTAGGAGCGCCTAAAGGCGCTTACTTCCTGTTTAACACGGAAACTGGAGTTGGATAATGGGCGGCGGTTCTCAGACAACAGGCCAAAATCAGACCCAGGCCCCTAACCCCATCGCCATGGCGGGTTACACCAACGTCATGGGCGGCGCGCAGAATATCGCCGCCGCCAATCAAAACTGGAACCCGGCGATGGGGGTTAACGTCGCCGGGCAGGATCCCATGCAAACGCAGGGGTATCAGGGGATTCAGAGCCAGCTCGGCCAGTATTCTCCGTATTACCAGCAGGCTTTGGATTTGGCGCAGAACGCCGGTCAGGGGGTGAACGGCAACGATATCGCCAATTTCCAGAACCCCTACACGCAGAACGTTATTAATACGACCATGGCCAACGCCCAGCAACAGCAGGGCGCGGCGTTGCAGAACGTCGTCGGCAACCAGATCGCGCAGAACGCCCAGGGCGGCGACCGCGCGCAGTTGCAGAAGGCGCTCACGGAAGGCCAGTTCGCCATGGCCAACAACGCCACGACGGCGGGGCTTGAGCAGAGCGGCTATAACTCGGCCCTCGCCGCCGCTCAGGCTCAAAAGGGCCAGCAGTTACAGGCGTCTTATGGTCTCGCCAATCAGGCGTCCGGCGCCCAGAATTATAACCTTCAGGGGCTCGGCGCGCTTATCGGCGCTGGCGGGGCGCAGCAGGCTCAGCAGCAGAATGTCTACAACGCCGCGACTCAGAACGCGACGAGCCAGACCATGTGGCCGATGCAGCTTCAGCAGTGGCTTGCGGGCATAACCGGCAGCATGGGCTCCCTCATGGGCGGCACTACGACGGGGTCCAGCACCACTGAGCAGCATCCGGGATTTTTCAACTATCTCGGCGCGGGTCTTGGCGGTCTGTCGGCAATGTCCGATGAACGTACAAAAGAAAACAAGAGAGTCGTCGGCGAGCTGTACGACGGTCAGAAGGTCTATGCGTACAACTATAAGGGCCACCCCGTCACTCAGCTTGGCCTTATGGCTCAGGAGGTGGAGAAACATCACCCCGAGTCCGTGGGCGAGCACGGCGGCGTAAAATCTGTTCAGTATGATATGGCGACCGAGGACGCGGCGAAACGCGGCAAGTTCGCCAACGGCGGCGCTCCGGGGTTCGCGGGCGGCGGGAACCCATGGGACACGTCCGTGGGGCCGTGGGGCGGTCTGGTTCAGCCTGGAGGGGGCGGCCTGGGCGCGAAGCCAAATTTCGGTCAGCTTCCGAACGCCCCGGCCATGAACATGGATAGCGGTCAGAACCAGTCCAAGCAGGCGAAAGACACCGTCAAGGGCGCTAAGGACATCTGGTCGAAGTATATGAACCAGTCCGGAGCCAACGCTCCGGCGACTGACACCACGTCCCTTGGCTCGTCTGACGCCCTCGGCTCGTCTGACGCCCTCGGCTCGGGCGCTGGCCCCGGCGCGTCGGGTCCGGCCGCCAGCAGCGCGGGGAACCCGGCCGCCATCGGCGCGGGGACTGATAGCGGGGCGACGTCAGCCACTCTCGGCGGCGGGGATACTCTGAGCGCCACCATGGGCAGCGGGGGTTCAGGTCTGACGACCGGCATGGGGGCGTCGGGAATCGGCGCGGCTGAGGCTGCGCCAGCGTTTGGAGCCACAACTGGCGCTGGCGTGGCTGGCGCGTCCATGGCGGAAGGAACAGCCGCTGCGGGCGCAGGCGCTGGCGCGGCGGCTGGCGCGGGCGCAGAGGCCGCCGGAGCTGGCGCGGCTGGCGCAAGCGAAGGCGTCGGCGGCGGCCTGATGGCGTTGCTAGCCCTTCTTGCTGATGGCGGCGAAGTCGGTGGCGAGAAACACGCCCGCAGGATGCGCAAGCACGCCCATAAAATGCTCAGGCTCGCGGGCGGCGGCATGGCGGAGGACCCAGACCCCGAGGCGACCCTCACTCAGGATGATTTCTCGACGCTGGGCGGACAGCGCGACGAGGTGGAGAAACCTCGTGACGAGCTGGAGAAGCCACACGACGAGCGTACCTTGTGGAACCCGTACGAGCGGCTGTGGAACCCGCACGAGAGAAAGCCAGAGGCGGCGAAGGCGGAAGCCAGGGCGCTGGCCGAGGTCTCCAAGATCAAGACCTTGCCCGATATCGCGGGCGCCCAGCCATCGGCTACCGGCGACCAATCCCTTCCGCCGATGGCTGGCGGGAACGCTTTAACTTCAGAAGCAGCGGGCGAGGGCATCCCTATGTCCGGCCCGAGAACACATAAGGCGCGGGCTCTTGAAGAGCTTCCGCCGATCGCCGGGGCTCGCCCAGGCATGCAGGCGGCCGAGCCTTTGCCGCCGGTCGCTGGCGGCCAGACCGCTATCCCCGTGGGGGCGGGCGAGTCGTGGTCTCCTGAAGACGAGTTGGCTGGGGGGCCGAAACAGGCGCAAATCCCGCCTGAAATGACGCGGCCGCCAGAAGAACTCGCCAAGGAGGCCGAGCGCCCAATCAGCGGCGGCCCTGTTAGCGCATTGGCTGCGAAGTCAGAGCTGACCCACCCTATCGCCAATCCAGAAGCTGTCCCTGCGAACTGGGATCGCATGACCCCGGAAGAGAAGTTCGTCTGGGCGACTGGCCACGGGTCAGCGGCTCCAGAGCTGCCCGAGCGCAATATCGTGGAGAAGTCGCGCCTGGACGCCGAGCGGGAGATTGAAGCTGACAAGCGGGCGAAACTCCTCCGCTATGCCGAGGCCGCGCAGAACGCAGTGCGTTTAAACGGCCCCTCGGGCGATCAGGTTACGCCAGTCGGCGAGGGGCCGACGCCTCCGCTGCCCGAGCGCAAACCGCCTACCCCATTCGCCGCGCGCCACGCAGCGGCTATCCCCAATCTGGCCCCAGGCCCGGACGAGAACACGTCGTGGATACGCCCCGCTGAACCGGCTGGCGGATTTAACGAGCCGAAGTCGAATTATGACCTGTTCAAGAGCGCGCTCTCAAGAGCTGGCCATAACCTGACGACGTTCGATATCCCGCCAAGGGAACAGGCGGCGGTCCCGGCCGCGCCTGTCACCGAGGCGTCAAAGACTATCCCGGCGGAGCAGGCTCCGGCGCTGACCAAGACGTTCAAGATCAACCCGCAGACCGGCGAGCCTATGACCCCGGCCGAGGACTTGGCCGCCACTGAAAAAGAACTGGCCCATAAGGTCGAGCCATATTCGGGCGGCGTCGGGGCTCCGAAAGCCGGTAACGCGGGCGAGGAAATCCCTCGCCGGTATGGCGAGGGCGCGCGCGTGTCAATCACGAAGTCCATGCACTTCGAAAATGACCTCGGCGGCGTGACGCGGGACACCGGCGGCAATCCGTCCATGGGGCACTACGGCATTTTAGCGACGAAGGGCGGCGGCTCGGCGGGCGAGTTTTTCCACGATCACGGCGCGGAGCTGGGCTTCACCCACAACCCGCGCCAGGACCCGTGGGGTTTCGCCGCCGATTGGAAGCGCATCGCCAAAGATAATCCGCAGGGCCTGGAGGCTGCTGAAGACAACTGGCACGACAAATATATTAAAAGCTCGGTGAGGTCTCATATTCTGGACGCCGGTCTTCCCGGCCCCGTCGCCGAAGACCCACGTGTTCAGCAGTATTTTGAGGACCGCTACGTGCAGCATGGGACGGGCATCAGCAAGGACCCCGAGGGGCGTAACGGCTCGGGGCGGATCAAGCGCGCGTGGGCTGGCGCTGACGGCGATATCCCAACGTTCCTCAAGAACATGACGGCTATCGATAAGTCCCATGTCCGCCAGGATTTCGAGACATATCTTAGCGAAAACCCCAGCCATCAGCCAGGGCTTGAAAAGCGCATCAACAACCGTCTCGCCGGAGCGCTCGGCGAGAATGTTCAGCCCGGCGGCAAGTCCGATCAGGTGGCCGAGGCCGCCAAGTCGGTAAAAGAGGAGGCCGAGAACAAGCCGAAGTCGGCGGCCGAACTGCTTCCGCACGAGCAGAACCAAGTCAATTTCGTTCAGAAAATCCTCGGTGGGTGGAACCCGCTGGAGGGGATCACCGGACCCGGCAAAGAAGGCAAGGATAGCTGGAACCCGCTCGGCATGACGTCGGACCAGCGGCGCAACCTCATGGTCACCGGCCTCTCTATGATGGGTGGCAATCCGCTTGGGTGGCAGGCGGCGGGCGCCGGGGCGACCGGCATGCAGGCCGGACAGCAGATGCAGATGAACGAGCAGAGTATGGGCGTCCAGCGCGCCAAGCTGGCTCTTGAAGCGATGAACCAGCCGAAGTTCGCGCCCGCGCACTGGTCCGATATTTTGGGCGTTCAGCACGCGGGATCGATGGACGTCCACAGCGGCGCGATCACCGAGGCTGGCCAGACCGCGCCGACCACTGGACCTTCAGCCCCGGCTCCAGGGACCATGCAGGTTGGATCGCCTGGAGCCGCTGGAGCGGCGCAGCCGACCGGCGAGGCGACGGTTGATCAGATGTTCCGCCAGTACCCTGGCACGCGGGAGACCGCCGAGGGCATCCTCGACGGGTCAAAAAAGATGGAGTCGGTTCCGGCCAGGATGCGCGCGGGCATGGAGGAGGCCGTTCGCGCTGTCGCGAGACAGCGCGGCGAGACTTACGACCCGCAGGCGCTCGCCGTAAAACAGACTTTCCGCTCAGAATACAACAGCGGAAAGTCTCCTGAAGGTAAGATAAGACAGGCTCTTGAGACGGGCACAACCCATCTTGGGGATTTAACCGAGTTAAATAAGGTTCTTCCTGACCATAGTAGGTTTATGGCGGCTAATTTCTATGGGCCGAAGGAAGAATCTTTCGGCCATGATAAGAACCGGGAAGCCTGGAAGACTATGACCCATGGTCTTGCTGGCGAGCTGGCGAAGTTGGAGGGCGGCGGCCAGGGCTCGGACACCGACCGTAAAAAGTGGGAAGACGCGCTCAGCCCCGACCAGCCGAGAGAAAAGCGCGCTGCATCGCTCGCCGCCGCCGTGCGCCTGATGCACGGCAACCTCCAGGGCCTTGATCAGCAGTGGGAATCGAATATCGGCAAGACGTGGAAAAAGAACGAGGTCCTGTCGCCCCGTTCGCGCGACATTGTTGATAAGGCGAACCAGACGTTCTGGGGGAATATCGCCGAGAAAACCCCAGGTTCTGCGGCTCAACCCATTCAAGTGAGAACATCGGCGGAAGCCATGAAACTCCCAAGAGGAACGCGTTTCCTTGATCCGAACGGCGTTGAAAGGGTGCGACCATGACCGATAATTGGGATGCTTTCCCAATAGCGCCCAAGGGGCAAAGCGAGTGGGACGCCTTCCCAGTCGCCGCGCTCTCGCCGGGTCAAGGGCCAATGGCGAGCGACGGGCAGACACAGCCCGGCGGCCGGACTACGCCGTCTATTCGCCGTCCAACCGAGGAGCCCGCGCCCGAAGGCGACATGTGGTCGAGCAAGCTGGGCCGGTTCGCCCTCGGCGCGGCGGAGCCGCTTGTGGGGACGGCGCAGCTCGCTTCCCATATGCTCCCGTTCGGCTCCGAAACGATGGACTGGGCGAGTAAGGCTCTTGAAGAGAAATACCAGCGCGCCCGCCTCGGCGCAGGTATAGCGCCCGAGGACTGGGACTACTCGGCGGGGCTCGGCAACCTCGCCGCAACCGCCATGCCGCTGGCGCGCGCCGCCCGGCTGGCGTCCAAGGCCCCAACTTATCTTGGCATGCTCGGCCGGGGCGCGGCGGCTGGCGCGGCTGGGGCCGCCATGGAGCCAGTTAAAGACACGCGCGAAGGGTACTGGGGGCAAAAGGGCGAGAACGTCGCTCTCGGAACGGCTACGGGCGCTGGCCTGGGGCTCGCGGGAGAGACGGCGGCGCGCGCAGTGTTGCCAGTGATCGACGAGAACGCCCGCTGGCTGGCGGATCGCGGCGTGCGCACCACCATCGGTCAGACAGTCGGCGGTTGGGCCAAGCGCGCCGAAAACATCGCCGAATCGCTCCCGTTCGTTGGGCAGACCATCCGCGAGAAGCGTATGCAGAGCATCGCCGACGCCATGAGAGGCGAGGGCGAGGAAGTCATGGGGCATATCGGTCAGCAGATTCCAACCAATATCGAGCCGGGTAACGCGCAGATCGCCCATATGCAGGAAACTCTTGGAAAAGAGTTTAGCGATACATACCGCAGTGCGACCTTAACGCGCGATAATCGGTTTCTCAAAGATCGTAAAGTTATTTTTGACGCTCTTGACAGGGAGTTGACGAAGCCAGAAGCAGACAGAGTCGAGAAGATGGCGAAGTCTCTGTTTTCTGAACATTTCAATAAAGCGAGCCAGATGCGCGGCGCGGGGACGCCGATTAACGGCGAAGAACTTCAGCATGTCATAACTGGCATGAAGGAGCGCGAGCGTTCTTTGGCTAATAGCTCTGTCGACGCAGACAGAACCGCCGGTAAATTCCTCGAGCGGTTCCGCTCGTTGATTGAAGACACGGCGGCGCGCCAGAACCCAGGATTTCAAGAGCGCCTGGAAAACGTCAGCGAAGCGTGGTGGAAATTTGCTCGTATGCAGGCGGCCGCCGGGCAGTCGTCAACCATCGGGCATGGCGGCGTTTTCACGCCAACTGGTCTTGGTTCGGCGACTGCCCGGCTTGACCCGACCTTGCGGAACGCCTCGACGGCGGCCGGTCGCTCGCCGCTCCAGGACTGGGCGGAGCACGGTAAAAGCGTGCTGCCCGCCGTCGTCAACGACTCCGGCTCGCCGGAGCGGGGTTTCTGGATGGGCCTTGCGAGCGGGGCGTTGCCGGTCCATGCGCTTCCAGCGGCTGTCGCTGGCGTCGGGATACCGGCGCTTTACACCGACGCCGCGCAGAACCTTGCGCGAAAATACCTGCTTTCCCGCACGGCGCCGCAACAGTGGGCGGCGCGCAATATCCGCGCGGCGACTCCGTGGGCCAGCGGGATCACTGGCCGCAACGTCGCTGACGATCAGCAACCATAAAAGGGGCGCGCTATGCCAACAACAGCCAATAAGGGTTACAGCGTCCCTACGCCGGGAACCGAGAGCGGGACGTGGGGCGCGGACCTCAACGCCAACACGTTCGCGACCATTGACACCAATCTTGGCGGCGTCGTCTCGATCACGCTTTCGAACATAAACGTCATCCTGACCGCCCCCCAGGCGCAGAATCTCTGTGTCCGGCTCGTGGGAACCATGACCGGAAACGTCCTGCTGACAGCGGCGTATATCGGTATGATGATCATCGAGAACGCCACGACCGGCGCGTTTACGGTGGCACTGTCAAACGGCCTCGGGGCGTCCGCCAACGTCCCGCAGGGGCAGGCCAGTTTTTTTGTTTCAGACGCCTCCAACGGTTGCCGCGTCGTCGCGCAGGATATCCCGAGCGGCACGCTTATGACCTTTGCGCAGACGGCCGCGCCAGTTGGCTGGACGAAGAACACCACCCACAATGATAAGGCGTTGCGAGTGGTCAACGGCGCGGCGTCGAGCGGCGGCCTGACGCCGTTCACAACGGTGTTCGCCGCCAGAACTATCTCCGTGGCCAACATGCCGACCCATAACCATGGCGTCACGGACCCTGGTCATATCCATCCGACATCCACCGCCAACACATCCCCCTTCACCGCTAGCGGCTCTGGCGCCAACTTCGCTCTTATCGGCGTAGGGAGCACAGGGAGCAGCACCACCGGGCTCACTATCCAAAATAACGGTTCCGGGACCGCAATGGACTTCGCCGTGCAATATGTGGATGTTATATTAGCGTCTCGTAATTAATTGGAGTCCAGCATGAGAAAGAATATTCCTGATGGTCCCGCCGAGCTGGACTGTCCACTCCATCGCGCGTCCATGTCCACAGTTTGCAAGAAATGCCCCTGGTGGACGCAGATTCGCGGCGTGAACCCGAACACTGGCGCGGATGTGGATGAGTGGAGCTGCGCCGTTGGTTTGTTGCCAATGCTTCTCTTGAACACCGCGCAAGAGACGCGCCAGGGCGCGGCGGCGACCGAGTCTTTCCGCAATGAGTTCGTGAAGCTGTCCATGGCGCAACTTATGAAAACAGCGGGAGCGCCTGAGCTGACGCCGCCGAAACCAGCGCATTTCCTCCCAAGTCCTTCGTAAGCCCAGAGGCCCGGCATGACGACAAACCTCACCTTCCTGTTCAACCGGGAAGAGTATAAGCATTTGGCTGAAATCGCGTTGCCGACGACCAACGCTGACGCGGCGCGGATCATGCGCCGGGCTCGGGAACTGCTCGCCTTCAAAAGTCGGTACGAGACCACGCAGACGCGCACCGGCATCCCGGCGCTGTGGTACGCGGTTATCAATGAGCGCGAATCCAGCTCTGACTTTGACACGTATCTCGGCAACGGGCAGTCATTAAGTCGGGTGACGTCCCTTGTCCCTAAGGGGCGCGGTCCCTGGAAAACATGGGAGGACGGCGCGACGGACGCCACTACCTATGACCACGTCGGGCGGCCGGGTCCTGACGGCTGGACGTGGGAGTGGTTCCTGTTCAAGTGCGAGGGGTGGAACGGGTTCGGCCCCAGGCTCCATGGCCGCCATACCGGCTACCTGTGGTCAGGAACCCAGGTCTATGACACGGACCCGGACGGCGGCGGCAAGTATGTGTCGGATGGGAAGTGGAACCCGGACGAGCACGATACGCAGCTCGGGGTTTTCCCTCTCGCTCGGGCTCTTGTGGCGCTCGACCCATCGCTTGATCTTATTGGACCCGACCCGTTTACTTCAGCCTGGGGCGTCCTTGACGCGCCACCTGCGCCGGTCACTACGCGGCTAGTGAAACAAGAAGAAAAACTGGCCGGGATTCAGTGGGTGCAGGACTCGTTGAATAAAGTCATGGAAGCCGGGCTGCTTGTCGACGGCTCGTTTGGTCGCCATACCCGCGCTTCTGTACGCCGTTTCCAGGAACTCAGCGGTATTTCTGTTGACGGTCAAGTGGGAGACGCGACTTGCGCCGCCATTGACGCGGCGCTGGCCAACATGTCAAAATCTTCAAGCGTTTCTAAACTTCCAGCCGACGCCGCTCCAGTCATCAGTTCACATAAAGGCCCGTCCATGGATTTGTCCTCAATCATCAACCTCGCTCAAATGGTGGCGCCGCAATTCGCGCCAGCGCTGGGTGCGGTTAACCCCCTCCTGCCCGTTGCGCTCAACGTGCTTGGCGAGGCCCTGGGGAACACCGCGCCGCATACCGCCGACAGCGTGGCGATCGCCGCCTCTAACAAGTTGCCTGACGAACTCGCCACGGCGATCAAGTCGGCTTCTGACGCCTATATCAAACATGTGGCCAGCGCCGCGCTCACGGCGTCGGCCGCACAGTCTCCAAATCCCGCGTCCATGGCCCCATCGGCTGTAGCCGCGCCAGTCACCCCCACCGCAGTTATCCCTGGCTCAGTCGTCACCTCGGCGACGACTGGCGGCATGTATATCGACCGGGTGAGCAGCGGGGCCATGCAGTTCGCCCTCTCTGTCGGCTCGGCGCTCCTTGGCTCCGGGCTGCTGGACCCGGCGGGGCCTCTTGCTGGCACCTTGAAAGCCTATCCGGTGGCGGGCGCGTTTCTCGCCGTCGCGAGCTGGTTTATCCATGACCGCATGGTGAAGGCGTCCAACGACGCCACCGCCGCCACAACTCCTTCCAAATAAATGAACGCCCGGCGTTATTCCATAACGCCGGGCGGCCTTTCAAATTTAAACAAATCGCGGAACCGGCGCTGTTATGGTAAAAAAACCTCCCGAATTCGGTTCCAACGGCAATGGGGAGCGCCCCGTGCATGAGCGTATTTCGCGCCTTGAAGGGCATTACGAGTCTCTTGCGGCTCGTATCGGTGGCGTGGAGTCGAAAATGGATAAGGTTCTCGACATCCTCGGTCAGCAACGCGCCAAACAACTCCCACCGGTTCAGACAATTCTAGCGACCGCCGCCATATCGATGGGGATCGTTTCGACTCTGATAGGCGGTTTTTTTTGGTTAGTGGATACGCGCGTCGGTTCAGCAGTTGCGAACAGCGACAAATTCGTGAACCAGATGACGGACAAGGGGGGGATTTGGGTCACGCTTTCCCGGATGGACGACCGTTTAAACGGTCTGGAACGGGATGTGAACTCGGCGGTCAAATGGCGGCCGGTCCTCTCAAGTGAGGCTGAAAGTCCGACCGCCCCAAAGCATTAGACCGCTGTCACGTCGAGCCACTTGTTGTAGAGGCTCATATAGGCGGCGTCAAAAGTCTCCCCAGGCTTCAAAACAAGAAACACGGTTCTGACGCCTCCCCGGTGCAGGCCGAGCCTAACCTTGTTGGACCCGTCCGAAAATCCCGTTACCGTCATGATATCCCGAAGATCAATCGTCGTCGGAAGACCCGACGAGTCCTTGAACGGGTGCACCATGCCGACCGTGCGGGGCGGCATGTCCTGCACAGGCGACCGGGTCATGGGGACCGGCGACCTCGGGACTTCTGAGACGACGCCATTTTTTATGAGCTGGTCCCCGAGAGCCGTCAACGTCTTCCTCTGTTCAATGAGCGTCGGCGCGGCCTTCACTGCTGCGACCTGGGCCGCGAGAGCCACAGGCAGTTCCGGCGTCTTCACCTTCCGGGGGGCCTTTTTTACCGCGTCGGGCTCATGGACCTCCCGCCACGCTGACATAAGATCAATATACGTGTCGGCGCACTTATTGATCTTCTCAACGCCTTTCAGATTGTCAGAAGCCAAAGAAAACTCATGCCATCCGCCAGGAACCGCCACCGCGACACCTTGCTGACCGATACGAACAACAAGGCTTACTTCTTTCAGATTTATAAAGGCTTCATGAACTGCGGGTTCTTTTGAAGAGTCTCTGTAATAAAGCTGGAATATAGTCATTGTTAATACCTTACCGTGTTGGTTCTGGGCGGGGCGGGGCGGCTACGAGCCGGGTCACGCCTACGACGCGCCCGAAGTCATCGTGAAAGGGACTGTGCCTGGGGCGTGTCGCAGGGGCGAAGACATCCGCCCGCCCCAACACGTCTTCGTGGTTCAGAACTTCACGTGAAACGATGAAGATAGCGCCGGGAGTTGGGTCTGGGAGGCCGATCAGGTCCCCGACGATCGGCGATGAGACAACGGGGATATCGCCGATGGGATCGTGCTCTTCTTCCGTCATCACAACTCTCGCGACTCCATGACTTACGATATCAAATCTTCTGCCTTTGGAGTCCACGATAGTTATTTCATGAGGCGTCATATTTATAAACCTGGGTCTTTCTGTCATTAACGGGCCTCTGGTAAGAAATCGTCTGAAATAATCATGTCTTCCGTGAGTTCGAGAACGTCTTTCTGAACTGGATACTTACCTTCTGGGGGTTTCATGATACCCAACAAGAAAGCGTCGGGCTGGTTACCCATGGGCTTCTTAATATAGACGTTGATTTTATCCAGGAACTCGGCGAGCTGCTGGCTTGCGGTCTGAGGTTGGTTCATTTCATCTCCTATAGGTCACCGGCGGCCATATGGCCGCCGGTCTGCTTCTGATGGGATTAGCGAGGGGGAGTGAGCCCCATCGCGCTATTAAGCTGTCCGCGCAGGGCGTCGGTGGCCGGGCTCCCCTGCGCCATCCCATAGGCTCCCTGGGGCGAGGCTGGGGCGGCCTTCGCGGCGTTGTCCGCCTCGATCTGGGCCTTTGTCCGGCGGGTGCGCTTTGACTTGGCGGCCTCGCCCTCGATTGCCGCGCCGCTGTGCGTATCGGTAGGCTGGTTCTGCGCCGGGGCGTCATACTCGACGTCGCCAGTCTCGTAGGCGTCAGGTCCTGCAACCTGCTGCGCGCCGGTCGCCGGTCCATGCTGGACCTGATAGACATGGCGGACAGGCTGCTCTGTCGGCTGCTGCTGGTAGCCGCCCCCAGGCTGGTTCGCATAACCCTGATTAGGCTGCGCATAACCACTGCCCGCTCCACCGCCTGCATACGCCTGATTCGGTCCCTGCTGCTGGTTGAACTGCTGCTGCTGGTAGCCGCCCCCAGGCTGGTTCACATAACCCTGATTAGGCTGCGCATAACCACTGCCCGCTCCACCGCCTGCATACGCCTGATTCGGTCCCTGCTGCTGGTTGAACTGCTGCGCTGGCTGCGCGGCTGGGGTATAGGCGAGAGCTGGCTGACCTGCGGGCGCGGCCAAGGCTGGCGCCCAGGTCGCCGGATCAATCGGCCTGTCATTCGCGCCGAGGAGCGCCTGTGTCTCCGAAGAGAGCATATGGCGGTGAATGATAGGCGTCGAGTTTGGGCCGTGAAACTGCTCATTGTAGCCAAGCGGGCTCAACGTGAACCTTATGAACCCTTCCTCGTTGGCGATGAAGTAGGCGCGGATCATCACCGACTCGACGCGGGTGATGCGGCCGTCTCTCATCATCTGCAACAGCGAACCCCAGTTGGTGAACGCCGCTGGCGGGATATCGAACTGCAACACCGTGTCCCAACTGAACGACGGCACGATAACGGCCAGACGCTTCTTGGTGGTGCACGCCGGGATTTTCTCGCCGCGCTGAGACAGCGCCGAGCCCCACTCTTTCGCCCAGCAATTCGAGCAGAACGCGGACTGTGGGCTCCTGGACTCGACCGAGGGGCCAATGCCATTTTCTGACGTACAGACGGGAGGCTGCTTGTTCTTCGGATCGTAGGTGCTGACCTGGGCTGGTCCGGGGATGTTCGGGTCCTTCGGGGCCAGGGGGAAATGAAGGCGCAGCGGATGCTTGGCCAGTCCGACGAGAATGAATTCGAGGTAAGTCGCCTTGGCGACGTCATCCCACATGCCAATCGAGCGGGATTCCTTCCCGACGACCGCCTGCCACTCTTTGTTGTCGGTGCTTATGTGCGCCTGCCTGCCCATCGAAATGCCGACAAGCATGTCATCCATAAGATTGGGAAGGGCGAGTTCATTCGTCATTCGCAATGTCTCCTTTTTTGCGAACCTTGATAAATACTGTAGACGTCCTATTCAGCCCAGGCGGTATGAAATCTTCTAGCACCGCTGGTCCTGGTTTTACTCCGTCTATATAGTCGTCCAATCGCTGGGACGCCCAGGCGTCTATGTCTGAGGCGGATGGTCTGAGGTCGAAAAGTTCCCATACGCTCCAGTCATTTTGCTGAAGCAGCCAGCGAAGAACGGCGGCCTTATCGACCACCTTATACTCGACCTTCCTTGTTGTATAGGCCGTTCCTGATGGGGCTGACACGCTATCAAGGCGGCTCTGTACAAGAGTAGAGGCGAGATAATTCCCGAGAAGAGTTTTCCCCTTCTCATATTCACTCATCGCAGCTTTCAGTTTTTCTTGTTCAGTCTTGATATAAGCTCTAAGCCTGATGAATTGTTTAATCATCGGCTCAAGTTCATCAACGAGCAGCGGCTTGTCAGTCATGGACGTCTCTATCTTCAATAAGTTTCAAGAATACGTCCTGCATACTTTCCTGTGTTTGTAGTCTATCATAAACGGCGTCCTCAAGATTATGAGAAGATACGCATACCACGAGGGTTGGTTTCTTCTGATTTGGACCGCAGATGCGGCGGTTTGCTTGAATCCAGGTCTCAGTTTTATCAACCGGCCCGAACCAAACTATGACGGACGCGCCGGATAGGTCAAGCCCGAATTTTAATATTTCAGGTTGAGCCACCAAGAATCTCTTACGGCTATTCGAGAGGAAGTCGTTTAAACGGTCTGAGCGCTCGTTCGCGGTCACCGAGCCGTCAATAAACACGGTCTGGTCCTTGCCGAGGTGTTTAAATAGGATATGTAAAACTGAAGTAAACGGAGCCAGGATAATAACTTTATCCTCCGTCTCCTCCAGGACCTCGTCAAGCACCCTCAGACGGCCCGGCGCGTCGACCTTCAAAGCTACGCCCGTGTCGTCGTAAACCGCGCCAGACAGGATTTGCAGGCTCTTGGAGCGCATGACGCCAGCATTGGCCACACTGATCCGCGAGACGTCGCCATTGGCTGTCTGGAGCAGCGCCAGGGCGTCTGACTTGAGCTTGCGCAACAGGACCCGCTGCGAATCAGAAAGCTGCGCCCGGCGGCGAACCATGGTCTGTTCCGGCGCGTCGAAGCAATCAGCGGCGCGGAACCGGACAGCGGGGCGCAGGAGGCGGGCGGCCATCTCGATGGCGGTCACGGTTTCGGCTGCTCCATCCGGCCGCCGGACGAGAATCTGTTCCTTTGGTTTCCATTTGAACTGAGTCAGCCGCTCCATGAGAAGCTTTTGAACGTTGTCAAACCGATCAATATAGTCGGGCTCGACCAACCGGCGCAACCCGTGAATGTCTGTCGGCTTCTGCGCCGTAGGCGAGCCGGTCATGGGCCAGCGGAAGAACTTGTGCTTGGCGATAATCTCTCGCCCGGCCTTGCTCCGGTTGGTCGTGGCGTCCTTGAACGCGCTGGCCTCATCGATGATCACGCCGCCAATGTCGCCCCTCTCGATCAGCAGACGCGCCAGCCCGCCGACGCGCATCTGCTTGTGGCCGCGCGCGTTCACCTCGAATGTCACCCCCATGCTCAAAATGTCGTGGTTGCCAATGTAGAAATCCACATCCGCCCCAAGCTTCTTGATACGGGCGGCGGCTGAATGCGCATGGAGAACAGCGCACGTGCGTCGTCCAAGAAATGCGCTGATGATCGCCTGCCGCCACACATCCTTCAGCGTCGACAGGTTGGATATGATCAGGAACTTCAGCCCCGGATACTGCTTCATGAGAAAGTCGGCGGCCCACAGGCTGGCCATGGTCTTGCCCGTCCGCATCTCGTTCAGCACGTAGCAGACGGGGTTCAACACAAGCATGTTCGCCGTGATCCGTTGGGACGAATACGGCCTGAACAGGCCCGGCCAGTCATACTCGAATATGTCTAGCGGGGGCGGCACATCGATTTGGCGCTGGTGAAGCGTCCGGAGGTTTTGGAGGGTTCCTTTGATGCAGACGTAGTTGGGGAGCTGGACGATTTGCCCCTCGATCTCGTCTTGGCGCGGAAACCAAGGGCCTCTCTCAAGACGGTCCCGGTCATAGAGCAGATAGCCGGCGGTCTTATCCCACATGAAAGGCATTCTTCACTCCACTGCTCTAACAAATCTTCCAAGCCGTCGCTGACAAAACCCCATCCGCCGTTCGCCTTCCAATCCCGCAGGAAGTCGGCCTGTTTATCCGTCGCGTCTTTGCCAGGCGCTTTGGCCTCGATGGCGACCGCCGCAGAACGCCAGACGCCGATAAAATCAACCGCCCTGTCACCCATGCCGTTCTGAACGGGCATGAACCAGAAGACGCCGAGATGATCGAGGAACGCCTTGATCTCCGCTTTGAAAACCCCCTCAGGGGTTTTCTTGGGGCGCCCTGGTCCGGGAGTCCTCTTTCTGCGCGGCGCGCCGCTGGCGTCTATGATCGTCTCGACCACGACGCCAGCAAGGGGTTTCGGCTCATCCATGTTCCTGGTCTTTCTCTTCTGTATCGTCACCGCCAAAGATTTCGCTTCCAAAATAACACATCGAGCCAGTGTTACATGTCGGGCAAGTCCAGGGGGCTTCGTCTTGGTCATAATATGAATGCTCGGCGTGACAGCTTGGGTTATCGCACCGATACACATAGCGAACGTATTTCTCGGCCATCGTTAACCCTTAGCGAATTCGCACGGAGCGTTGCAGTAGTTGCAGGGGAACGGGTCACCAGGAACTGCGACGAACCTCTTTGGGTCAAGAGGCAGCGTCGTCAGTTCGTCTACCCGGTCAGCCATCTGGATAAGCCGAGGCATGATCAGGTCCCAACAGTCCGACAGGTCATAGACAGGGCCGAGCCTTGCCTGCTGTGTCCAGTAATAGGCCCCCTTCACCGTCTTGAGGGACGGGTAGTGGGCCATGAGGACGAGGGCCTGCATCTGAAGTTGGAACGGGTCTTCGCGGGGCTTGCCCGTCTTGATATCAACCGTGGTCGCTGTCTTGCCGTCAGCGGTCATAATCGTGATATCGCCAGTCGCCTGTATCCCGCAGTCCGGCGACTTCACGTCCGCCGCCACGCCTTCCCAGGTCATGCCGAATTTGCGCTCGGTGATGACGATCGGGAACCCACAGATGACTTCGCAGAACTCTTCGAATTCCTTCATGTTCTCAGGCAGCGGGTAATGGGCGGGGCCGCACCGGCGCTCAATCGCCTTATGAACCGCACGACCCCAGACAAGCTGCTCGGACTCCTGGAACGGGCAGTCACGCGCCACGCTCCGGTGGTAAAATTTCTTCGGGCACTGCTCATAGTCCGAGAACGCAGTGGGGGAAATCGAGTTGTTAATGGTCCAGGTCAATTTGCGCGTCCTTCTGGAGCTGTAGGCAGAATGTTCGTGAGAATAGTTGTGCTCACGCCGTTGGCCAGTTTGACTTTTTGTTCAATAGACATATCAGCGTTCAGAAGAGCAGCCGTGATAGAGAGAATCAAAGCGTTGATACCTTGCTGAAACGGAGTTTTATGAACATCGAATAAGTTAGCTATTAATCTAGCTGTTGCGAGCGTCTTATCACGCTCCTCGTCTTCTGGGTGATAAACTTCTCCAATTTTATTTTTCATTTGGAATAATCCTCTGAAACACGGATATCGACGGCCAACGGGATGTTAGGGAGCCACCAAAGCTGGCGGGTCAGCTCCTCGCGCATGATCGTCTCCGCCTCGGCGACGGCGCTTTCGGGGACGTGAACAGCCACGTCATCGTGCGTGTGGAGACAGATTTTACCCCAGCCCCGCGTCCTGTCCTGAATGCGCAGCTCGGCCTGAGAGAAGGCCAGCCGCGAGAACGCCGCGACGAGGTTCTGAGTGAACTTGCCGCCGTACAGGGCCTCGAAGCCGTTCCGGCGCGGCAGCTTCCACCCGGTCTTGATCACGTCGACGCCGTTTTCGTTGCGGGTGAACTCCCCCCAATGCAGGCCGTCATAGTGGAGCATGAGGCCCGTGGGCAGGATCACCTTCTGATTGCGGATGGTGAATAGCGGGCGGTCGAACCGCGACATTCCGGGCTCGGCTGGGGCGAACACGTCAAAATTCTGTCGCTCAGCGAGCAGCCGCAGCCAAATCTCGGAGTTCTGCCAAATGCCACCGGTGAGCTGACGGCCGTCGCGCCAGCCCGCAATGTGCAGGTTGTCGTCGCGGTAGGTGCGGACAAAACGTTTGCACTCGTCGTCTGAAAGTTCGACGCCAAACATACGCTTAGCGGTCATCTGCACTTTGCCCCAACCAGCGCCAAAACCGAGACTCAAGATACCCGTCTTGCCCATCTGGCGTTCGAACTCGTCTGCCTTGGTGATTGGACGGCCATAGAATTTCGTCGCCAGCTCACAATACAGGTCCCGCTTCTCGCGAAATGCCTGAAGTTTGTCATGCTGACCAGCAATGGTGCAGAGCATCCGGCATTGTATCTGGCTCATGTCAGCAACGACAAGTTTAAACCCGGGCTGTGACTTAATAGATTTTCTAAGTTCTTGACCGTTTCTGCCTCTTGAAGGTAGGTTTTGGAAATTATCGCCTTCTGAACCTGACCAGTGGCTTGTTTTTGTTCCATAATAGTTATAGTAGGTCCGTAGGTTACCTCGGGTTGCCTTTCCAAGGAACCGCTCCGCCCGTGTCGCCTGGATTGTCGACTTCGCCTCAAGGCGCATATCGGCGATCATGGACAGGCGAGGGTCCTCGGACTCCGCCAGATCGACCATGAACGGGTCCGACTTGGCGAAGGCCCCCTTCCACCCGCGCTTGGTCTTGGCTGGCTTCAAAACAACCTCGACGCCCTCACGGAGCAACAGAGCCTCGAACCTGTCATCTGAAGTGAAATCGGCGTTCTCCAGCTTCAACTCATCGAGAAGCGCTTGTTTGCGCGTGGCCTCGGTGGTGACCAGAGCGTTTAAACGGCCCACATCGCCCCGCAGACAGGGCTCGGTGAACATACGCACAGTCATATCGATGAGGCGCAGTTCTTCGTCCGGGAGCTGGGCGATCATAGACTTAGCGATATCCCAGGTCCTTCGCGAGTCGCCCAGGCACTCGTTACCGAGGTTCATGCGCTCTTGGGCGGTCAACTGCGACCAGCGCTTGCCCTTAAAGACGTTGTACTGAACGATCTTGGGGGGCAGGCCGTAGCGCTTACACAGCGCGTCCAGGTTATGGAAAACCGACACGCCGCTGATCGCCCGGCTCATGGACAGCGTGTCGACAATGAACGCGGGGCGGAAGCCGTAATGCTCGGCGAGAATGGCGAGGTCAAACTGCGCATGCTGAGCGATAATCCCCACCTCGGCGGGGTTCATGTGCGCCAGCCACCCGGCGATCGCTTCCTGAGGAAGGATAACTTGCGTTTCACCGTTAAAAAGCGTCAGGCACAGGGCTTCAAAACGAGGGTCACTGACATATTCGTCAGTCGTCATGTTCTTGAGAGTATACTCGTCTGAATAGTGGGTTTCAAAATCGAGAGCATATAATTTCACAGGCTGTTCCTCAACTTTTTCTCGGCGTTCGCGAAGAATCTTTTTGCGCTCTTGATAGCTTCTGAAATAGACTGAAGTCTATCCCAATCGGGGTCTACTTCTGAAACATCAGCAAAATAACGCTGCGCCGACATTATAACCCGGTTTGTATCAGATAATCTTCTTACATACTCTCGGTAATCCACTGGAGTCTTCAGTAGGATATCAACACGGGTGACCATCTTTTTCGTGATCGCCACCAGGGCCGTTTTTTTCTGCACCGACGCCATGTACTCACGCCGATCGTCCTTGCCTGTCTCCTGTCTCAATTTGACCTGAGGGGTCAGGTTCCTGGGTTTGACATTGGTTCGCACGAACATCCACTGGACCCAGTACAGGGATTTCCCAAAGTGCTCGGCGATCTGGGCGCGCGTCAGCCGGTCAGGGCCTGATCGACCCCAAAGTTCCTTGAATTTTTCCTCAACCGGGTTACGCATACGCCTCAATCCCATGAATTTCTATCGTTCGTCGTTTTTAGACGATTTGCGGGGCTTTTGTCAACAAAAGCGGGGGTTCAGGCAAAAAATAACCCGTGAGCCAGGGGGCCACGGGTTAGTTAGGAGTCGCCTATCACTGCGAGAGCAGCAAGCCCCTTACATCAGAATTTATATCCCAAAGTCAAGAGGCCCCGGTCATCAGTTCCAGAAATATCAGCCTTATAGGCTATGTTTGTGGCTCCGGTCCCGGTCGCGGTCAACAGACCGTAGTCCACGCGTTCGGCGCGCACGCCAGCATACCAGCCGCGACCGAGGTTCACGTCAACGCCAGCGCCGAACGCAACGCCGTCAGGGTCCGCCTTCATGGACGCCAGGACCGCAGAGCCCGTAGTATTGGTGAGGTCATGGGCGAGGTGGGATTTCTCATAGCCCACGAAGCCATAGAACAAGGCGTTACCCCAGGCGAGACCGGCGCGGACGTCGGCGCCATATGTGAACTGCGTGGACCCGGAGCCGTAGCCCAGGTTGCCGAACGCGCCGATCACGAGAGGGCTGTTCCTGAACTGATAGTCATAGCCAAGCTCGACCTGACCAACCGTCTCCATCTGGTAGCCGCCGTTTACAACGTCTGTGGATATCACGTTGCCAGATGTGGATGACTCGGTCCCTGAACCCAGGCCGGTCTGACCGACGCCGACGCCGAGGCCGATGCGGAAGCCAGTCCACGACACGCCAGCGCATGGGCCAACAACGTTCGAAAGAGCGTCGTCTTTGAAGCCGCCGCCCTGATTGCCGAGGTCCGCCGCCATCGCTGGCGCGGAGAACATCAGCATCGATAGGCCGATAAGAAACTTTTTCATGTTATCCCCTGTTGTTGGTCGCTGAGTCATACCCGTTTTCATATAGTTTGCCCACCCTCTACCCTGTAGTTGGTCAAAGGGTGGGACAAATAGGCAACAGGGTCAGGCTATGGGGTCAGTGCCGAAAGTCAGGTCGGCGACGTCTTCGGCGGTCCCGATCTCGCCCGTTATGGTGACAGGCTCAGCCAACGTATTATAGCTCGGCTGGCCTGCGTTGTTCACGTCGGCAATACCAGACTCCGGCGCAGCCTCGGCGCGATCGAGTAGTTCATTCACTTGTGGGTCAACTGGGGTAAGGTCAATCGGTTCATCTGGGCAAGTCATATTCGTGCCTTTCCTTTTCCGCTGTTGGTCTTCACCTGTAGACGGGTTGCGGGAACCGCCCGGCGTTTGTGGGTGGTGACCTGTCTCCATAACATTCTGAGGCCGCAGATACGCCACCACCCGAAATATTTCAGGTCTGATTTGCGCTTGATTAGGGCGTCTTCACGGTTGAAGTCGAGCCTGTCACGAATTCGGCCCAATCGGATTATCCTTCCGGCGCGCCTCGTAGCAGGACGGGCAAAGATGCGCCCAGGCTCCATCTTTCATGGCCGAGCGCCACCCGGCGGCCTTTATCTCTTGAAGGGCTTCGTCCCATGTGCTGGAGGACGTCTCTATATTTTCTGAGCATGAGTCGCAGTCGGCGACCCACTTTCCGTCGTTCTTCAGCAGCACTATGGCCTCCCATAACAGAAAATCAAACAGGTTCATTTACGCCTCTGGTAGAGGCCCTGAGTTAAGGGCGTTGAAAATCACGTTCGCCTCGGATGTGTTCGGCTGCGTCTTGAGAAGCTGGAATAGCTGCGCCCATGGCGGGGACTCCAGGGCCTCGACTTCCTTGAACGTCAGGCCGGACGCCTGACAGACGGTCTTCAAAATCTGGTTGCCGACAGCCCGATAGACGCGTTTGGTCTCTTCGTCGCAGCTCTTCCAACTCGTCAGAAGGAACGGATCGACCGGCTCATCCTTCTTCATTGACTTGACGACGGCGCAGAGGGCCATCGTCTCATATGCGATCTGACCAACGACCTCCATGGTCGAGAGGTCGACATACATGGACCGATCGAGAACGCCTGTAACCTGCATGATTCCCTCTTTTACTAGACCTCTCCCACAGGAACCCTCAGAGGAGGGTGTATGGGACCTCCTCTGAGGGTAGGTCGCGGCGGAGAGGGAAGCAACCCCACGACCAAAAACGTTGTCGGCGACAATTCGAGTAGACCTGCATGGATTCGAACCATGATCTCGCGCCAGTCCAGCGCTTACGGGGTATAAATCCGCTGCTCTACCATTGAGTTACAGGTCCTAAAACTGGTCGAGGTGAGTCGACTTGAACGACCATATTCCTGCCTCCAAAGCAGACCCATTACCATTATGGTACACCTCGTAACGCCCCCATGTGTTGAAGGCGGCTCTTTGAGGCTGAGAGCGGACCCGGCTTATCGGCCTTACCCTATGTGTGCACGTTCAGGTTCGGCTCGCTTCCCCCGGCGGGGAACTCTGAATTTATTCGGCTGCTGGATTAGGGGTAGTAGGGTTACGGGAGGACCCCCCGCTTTCGCATATCCTGCTTTCTCCGGCCCGCCGCAGGCCGTATTAACTTCCTCCCAAAACTGACAGGCGCGAAGGGTGAGAGTGGGCGCCCAGACCCTCCGCGCTTCGCTTACGCCGCCCTGTAAGCAGTTCCCACAACCCCAGGCCAGCGCAATCACTTCTCGGAAAGCTCCCAAACGCGAGCCCTCGGATTTTTTCCCACGAACTTCACGCCAGCGCATACGGCGTGATATCTGATGCTATGGTAGTTCATCCCCCAGTACAGGGTGAACACGTCTATCATTTTTGATGAACTGACAGGGCCGTCTTTCAGAGCCGCCCTCATGGCGTCCTCGATAAGACGGCTATTCGCCGCCCTTCGGCCGGTCTTAGCTTCCCCAGGCCGAGCCATGTCACCACCCGCAACGCTTCGGACGACGGGACTTATGCAGGCGCTCTCGGCTGGGCTGCATAAGTCCCCAGCCTGCGCTCAGAGACGTGTCGCGGAGGCCCGTCTTGTTTTCACTGTCGATCCAAGACGAGTTGCCGGTGAAGGCGACAAGCCTTCCCTTGGCAGAAGTGTCTTTCTCTGCGGGAGAAGAGGTATCCACGAATAGTTTGCGAGCCCCAAAGCCGTAGAGAAATACGTCTCGGGTCATATCCTGAAGGGAGTCGTTTACCGACGCCGCGAGCTGCTTCTGAAGCGCTTCAGCGACCTCCATCATTTCGGACAGGCGCATCTTGGTTGTGGAGCCAACTTTCGGCATGGGGTAGAAATGGGCGTCGGCCCCATTTTCGGCAAAGAACTTCTCGCCAGCAGCTTGGATCGTCTCCGGAGTGACCTTAGCCGGAAGCTTGAAGGCGTCAGCCTCCATGGGATCGTCAATAATAACCCGGTCAGCGGTAAGACCCAGGATAGTGTTAGACTTGCCACCACCTCCGAAAGGAACTGCGGCGTTCGCCCTGGCGCACTCCATTGAAATTTTATCGCGCTCAAAGGCGTCAATTATCCCGCAATAGTTGCAGACCAGAGGATTTTTTCTAGTGGCCATAGGAACTTCCCTTTCCAGTTGGCTGTGAACTATAAAGGTGCGATGGACCGCACCGCCCAATACTTGAAAGTTTTGGGCTGGGTGTGTGGGAACCCAGCCCAGGGGCATGACTTCGAAGGGGTTAGCGGGAGGCTAGGGGGTGTATGTTCCCGCTGAACAAATCCTTAAGCCAGTCGACGGCGAGACGCAACATAATTCTCGCTCGTCTTTCGTCTTTTTTCGGAGGCGTCGACCATCGTTTAAACGCCTCCAGAAAAATAAGCTCGTCCAGGGAGGGGGAGACACGGCGGCCGGTGAACCGGCGCTCACGGTCGCGCTCCATCTCGTAACGCTGCTTCTGCATCAGCCACGCCCATTCTGTCTCAAACCAGCGCCGCGCGCCATCGGGGACTTTGAACGTGTTGAACCCCAGGCGGATGGCGTCTCGCTCCGAAGGGGTGAGCTGAACCCACTCTTGCAACTCGTACTGGCAAACGATCATATTAGATCCTTCTTCTTGCGATGTTCCACAGCTTGAGAATGCGCGCCTTGGCCTGCTCAGACGTTTCATCCTCCTTGTCGAGGATAATATTGACGCGGGTGTATGAGTCCGGATCTGTTGTCGAGGATATGTCGATCTCAAATTCTTCGTTATCAAACGTAATCATGACAACGGCGCTAAGGTCGATATACACTGTCGTTTCAGCATCGTAACGGCTTTGAAATGCAACGATCACAGGATTTCTTTCTCGTCTGTTATGAGCGCGGCGATCTCGTCGGCGCGTACTCGTTTATAGCAGCTATGTGAGCAGTGGTGCGGAAGAAACGTGTACTTCGTTTGGTCCCGCTCTTG